ATTTTTTTTTTTTTGGTTTTGGTTTCTTTCTTTAATTGAATAATAATATAATATTATATAATGGGTTGTTTAGTGTGTTAGGAGTGACATGATTTATTTAATCAAATATATAGACCGATTTATTCGGATGAAAGCAGCCTCAGCCTTGTTGAGAGCAAACAAAAGGGATTTACAAGCTAAGTTAGTATTAAGAGATTTAGCAAATACTAATCAAGTATCTATTGAAGGCGCAATTAAAAAGATAAACAAGGAGTTATAATGATTTGTAAACGTTGCGAACAATTTATACCAAAAAACAGCAGAGCGCCAAAAGGCAAATATTGCAAACATTGTTTAACAGTGGTTGTTAATCAAAAATTAAGCAGGATATTTTAATGGGTAGAAGAAAAGAATTTAAAGTGGCTAAATCATTTACTATAACAGTAAAGAATATTGCATGGTTAGAAGAACAATGTTATGAAACTGGGGAAAAAGCCAGTGTAATAATAGAAAAATTAATAACTAAAGAACGTCAAAAGGTACGTGAAAAGAACCAAAAAAATAGTTGGCACTGTCCTAAATGCAAGTGTAATCAAAAGGTATTAGTCCAAGGATTAACAAAGCCTAAGTTTAACTGTAGTGTGTGTGGTTTAGATCTAACCGAAATAATAAATAAGGAACTGCATATCTACTAGGATGGCACCACGTCGAAGGGCTCCACGTAGAAGAGCAAAAAAATCATTTAATGTTAGTGCAATTGAGGCAGGCACAGCCTTGTCTTTAGCACAATCAACAGGCTTCGCAAACGCTTTACAATCTGCTTTAAACGGCAATATTGCAGGCGCAGTTAATAGCATGAGTAATAATATCATGTCTAATAAACAAAAAATTATAGGTACACTAGGGGCAGCCGCAATAGCAAAAGTTGCTAGCAAAGGCTTTGCATCTGGTACATTGGCTAAACTCGGCCCAATAAGAGTTAAACTTTAGAGGAATAAAATATGGCATCATACAGAGTAAGAGAAGGATCTATTACAGCAGCAGACTCATTTACAGCTTTAACTAGCTTATATGGGCAGAGCACAACGGGGAGCTGTCAAGTTCCGGCAAATACAAGTGCTATTGTAGGGCTTATAGTAAGCGTTGCACAAGATGGCGCAAACGCTGGGGCTGCTACTTTTGCAGTACAATTAACCGGCGACGGATTAAGCGAGCAACAAACTTTAACAGTAGGTAGTTCTACTAATGTAGGAACTGAAACAAGCGATGGACAAACAAATTTACCGTTTGCTTTAGATGTTGCAATACCATGTACGGCTTCTAATCAAGTATCTATTGCTGGCGCAATGGATACCGATCTAGGAACTGCCCAAATGAGCGTTACTTTAGTATTCGCATAAGGTAATTAATGGATAAAAAGAGAAAGGCATACGCCCCTTTCTCATTAACTAGTGAGGCGGGCGTTGCACAAACTCCCGTAGAGGGTTACATAGATGTAAACCAAAGCATAACTCCCATAGTAAATACCGGAGTGGTTAACGAGAACGGTAGATGGGTAGGTGTAAAAGCAAGCGACCCCGAATTTATTGGGCTGTCTATTGACATAGGTGTTGCTAATGGAGCAACATTTTTAGCGCCTACAGGAAACGCGGATTCTGATAATTATATTGACATGTCGGGATTTCAAGCTATACAATTAGCAATTAAACCAACTAATCAAGGTACGTATGGAATTGATGCTGTTATGGGCTCGGATAATTACCCTTACGCAAATTTAACACCAGTAGCAGCCGAACAGAATATAAGAGCAATATGGGAAACAGTTGCAGCAGCTACCTTTAATGCTGTTGTAGATGACGCAAATGAGTCATTAATAGCCGACCACTGGAATATATTGACTGTTTACAATAGATTAGCGGACCAATTGTTATTACAATGGAAAATAACTAATAGTAGTGGTGGTTCTTCTACCGTTGAAACAGCATATAGAAGGCTTGTATAATGCCCACTAAACGAGAACGTGAGTATTACCGTATGGGTTATGAAGATGGTTTAAGTAGCGCTCGATATAGTACAGATTACAGCAGAGGGGTCTTGAGGAACGAATATTTACAAGTAGATCCGAAAGGCAAATATCCAATAAGAGAACCGGCCACATTAAAGAAACGTAAACTATCAGCATGGAATAAGTTTGTTAAGGCTAACAGTAGAAAGAAAGAATTCAGATATGCTAATGGTAAATTAAAACTAAAGAAAATGGGTATAGCATTTAGACGTAAGAAGAGGCGTTAAATGTGTCCACTAAGATCTACCATATCGAATTCCCCAAATGGCTTAATGACTCAAGAACAGTTGAACAGCTACTTGTTAGATTGGTGCTTACATATCTTACAGGGAAAGAAACAGGCTTAATATGAGCAAATTAGGTACTTTAATTGCAATTCCAATAGCGTTATTCGGGCTAAAACGTCTACAAGAAACAATTAAAGACGAAACAACAACAACGCCATTAATACCACCACAGCCAAAAGACACCTCCTTTTATCAAGATTTAATATTTAGACAAAAACAAATTGTAGATAAACCGATTGTTATAGAACCTATAATACCTACAGGACCAATTAAACAACCTAGCGCAGAAATACCAAAGTTTGTACCTTTTGACATTTTAGGCACAGGATTTCAGCCTAAGGGATGGCTACCAACGGGGCCTTTGCCAACTAAATTTGATTTTGATATTTTTGGATTTAAGGATAGATAATGACTTACGCTTTAGTACCGGATGGCTATACACTAAAAAAAGTGAGCAAGGCCCAAAAAGAAGCCGTGGACAAATTTTATAGTTCTAAGAATATAGATAGCTTCTTAGATGGGCAAGCTTCGGGGGAACTGGCCAAAGCAGTAACTATAGTCGTCACTCCGATAGTCTTGGCTGCTTTGGCCAAACAAATAATAGATCTAGCAAAAAAAGAAGGAGTTAGTTTGAATAATGTAGAAGAATTAAAAACTTTAGCATTAAGATTAAATCCTATTACTTTGCCTATTGATATAGCATTAAGTTTAGCTTCATCAATAACGGGCTCTAGTGATTTAGAAAAACAATTAAGAGAGCAATTACCAATATTTTAACATTTAACGGGACCACCTAGAAAGTAGAAGATTTTTATATAAGGTCCCAAATGTTATTACATGGAGTGGACACAGTTAGTATTGCCTGCGTTTGTTGCGCTTGAGATTTTAATCATATTAGCGCTGTATAGATATATTCTAAGGGACTGGATTATCGAAAAATGGGAAGCCAAAATGGATGAAGAAGGATGGCTTGTTATTAGATTAGAGCCCGTTATAGATGAAATAGAAGAAAGAATGCACGATAAGCTACAAGCTTTTCAAGATTCTTTTTTTGGTTCTGTTGGTAAAATGACCGCCAACGCTAAAAATTTAGATCCAATGAATAAAATAAGAAAGGCAGCTAAAGACAATGACTGGACTAGTTTAATGGTTGAGTATGTCGCTAACAAGGCTGGTTTAGGGGGGGTTTTAGGACATATTAACCCCCAAACAGCGGAAAAAGAACTCCAAACTAAGACATCCGACACACTTATTAAGGGCATAAAAGGATTAAAATAAAATAATATTACTATAAATGAAAAAGGTATGAAGCATTATTTTTTTTTTTTTGGTTTTGGTTTCTTTCTTTAATTGAATAATAATATAATATTATATAATGGGTTGTTTAGTGTGTTAGGAGTGACATGATTTATTTAATCAAATATATAGACCGATTTAT